CCATATCCCCAATTAGCGTCTTTACCGAACATGTGATAAGTCCTCACCTGAACTGCAAACCCAGTCTTATAGCCCAGTTCGTGCAACTTACCGCAAATGTATCTCTCTTCCTGTCCCCGACTAGGGACGTTATTTCTCCATCCGCCGACTTCTCTTACAAGGTCGGTGTTCATTATTCTGATTGAGCCGCCTGGCCAGGGGAACTCTACTAAATCTGCCAGACACTCGTCTGCCTCTTCAAAGATATTGCCCGTCCCTATCATCACCTGTGTCCGACAAGCAATAGCCGCAAAGTCTAGATTCATATCCATTAACTCTACTAATTTGAACAACCAGTCTCCGCTCTCGTCTGGCTCCATCGGGAGGCAGTCATTGTCCATCGAGATATAATAATCACTCTGGACTTCTTTTAGCCCGATATTCCTGGACGGCTCTAATCCCTTACGCTCCTCGTTTATAATCAACTTATCAATCATCCCAGCCTTATAATACTTCTCTAGCATCTTTTGAGTCGGTGCGTCTGAACAGTCGTCAACCACAATCAGTCTTGAGGGAGTGACGGTGTTCTTGGCAAGAGCTAGAATAACCCTCTCGGTCATCTTGGGGCGATTCCACACATTGAGGACTATATCAAAAACAGTCAAATTGGTCCTCCGATGCTCTCGGATACTGGATGTAAAGGGCTATTTCTAGCGGGAGACTCCAGTTGTCCCTAGTCAAAAGATAAAATTGCAGAGCGTCATCACCCCACGGATTACCTAAACTATCACCGCAATTCAACGCTCCAGCTGCCTCAATTATCTTTGGGTCCGTAAAAAGTTCTGGTCTCTCTGGTATCCTCATATCAAACCCCGATACAGCAGCGAAGGCGTACGGTGACGCTTCGTCTGGTATCCGATACTTATGGCTGGACGCCCAGAGGTCTCTACGGAAGATAAACGAGCCAGTAGCAATATGACCGCTTCTGAACCACTCGTGTCCGTCACCCTCTCTCTCGGGCTTAAACACCTCTCTGACGTGAGAGCGGTGGTCTGGAAAATAGATTATCGAGGTAAAGTTGAATATCTTATATTCTGGAAACTCGTTAGTGGCTTTATCTAGGGCTCTCAGATAATGAGACACATACTCGTCGTCTGAGTCTAGCCAACATATCCACTCTCCCGTAGCGTTGTCCATGCCCTTATTTCTGGCTACGGCTCGGTTCATGTTCTGCTGACGGATGACTCTTATTCTGGGGTCTTTTTTTACCCACTCATCGAGTATCTGGGGCATCTCGTCTTGGCAACCGTCATCTACCAGTATCAACTCCCAATCCTGAAATTGCTGATTGAGGATACTTCTTATCGCTCTTGGTACGGTTTGTCTTCGGTCAAAATTCGGTCCTGGTTGAGAATAGACGGGACAGATGATGCTGAATTTCGGTGCTTTTGCGGTCATTTTTCTTCTCCGACATATAGTAGTGGTTCGATATGATTTCTGAAAACCACGTCTGGATTACGTTCCTTTCTCACCCAGGTACGTCCCTTGACTACCTTGTTATTCTCGAGCACATATTTAATATAATTAGCGATGTCGTGATAGTATCCTTCTGGGTTTGAGTGGGTGGTGGTGATATTCCCATCCATTCCGTCAAATCCGACATTACCAGAGAACTGCTTATAAATTGCCTTATCCCCATAGATAGACCGCATCGGAGGGAAGTCGTGGTTTAAGATACAGAAGTTGCCCTTAAGCATCGCCTCCTGAGCCACCAGAGAATAGGTCTCGCTCATACTGGGGAGGATGAAGAAATTAGAAAGCTCAAATAAATCAGAGACTACCTGACGGCTGGAGTCCATCTGAGAATCAATATCAAACTCTGACATAAAGATAATATCTTCGGAGATGTTTAGGTCTTCTGCTTTTCTTTTTATCTCTTCTCGATACTCTACCTTGTCTCCACCCGTAGATTGGAAGTCAGCGTAAATTACGGCTACCGTTAGTCCGACTCCTTTAAGTGCGTATGCGATATCAACCAATACATGAGGTTGCTTCCCTCGGTCCATTCGGAGGGGATATACAATGATAACATCCCGAGAAAGCAAATCTTTTTCCGATACCAGCTTCCTTGTAAGAGGCTCAAACTTATTATAATCCAGGTAATCAGTTGAATGAGGTACCACGAAAACCTCATCTTCCTCGTACCCAAAGTTTCGTGCAACCCTTGGGATATCCGCTGAATTTGGGTACACGATAAAAGAATTAGGGAATTTTTTACCGAGTAGTTCCTTATACTTGTCTTCAAAGTTCCGCCTTTCTTCAATTAACGAACCTGGTGAAGTCGCCGAGTGAACCCAATGTAGCCACCTAAGTTCTGGGCGTTCTTCCGCTATTGCGATACAGGCCAATCGGTGCTTAACGTAATCTGGCAGGAAAACAAGGTCGTGAGTTAAAATAACGTCAATATCTTTTAATATCCCCTCAAGAGTACTTTTAAGAAAAGCAATATCTGTTTCAAACGAGATATCTTGTTTAGCCTCAATCGAGACCGAGACATTGGGGATTCTCTCTAAAATAACTTCATTAAAAATAGAATCCTCGGGGGCCTCAAAGGATTCTGTTACGATAACCACTGGTTCATAACCAGCATTATTTAGCATTCTTATTTGTTCGGAGACGATAATCAAAGGGGAGTAGGACCTTAAATATGAGCTAAAATTTGTAAGTATTGCTACTCTCCGCTTCTTCATAAAACCATTTTAACACAAAAACCACTATATTACAAGCGGTTCCTGTGGATAACTTATGATACTATTTGGTAACTTACAGAAATGTAGAAGTTCTTGTCATCGCCTAAATCAGAGGTCATCTTAACAGCCTCATCAATAGCACCCTCTACAATGATATCTTTTACAGATACATTTCCAGCGGCACCAGTGCCAGGATAGATGGTAGCGATAGTGTCGGCTGAAGTAGCAAAGTAAACTCTTACCTTACCAGTAACGGCTGATGCTCCTTCTGTTGATACCTGAACGGCAACAACCTTTACTCTTTTTCCAGAGTCTGGGGTGATGATGGTTACTGCTGATTTATTTTTATCAAATTCAGCCGTGAAAGTTGTGTCGAAATCATGACGATTTGCGACGGTAGTTAGTGAATCCATGTTTCTCCTTCTGGGCTAATGCCCACGGGCGGGCAGGGCTCCGAAGAGCCCCACCAATCCCTTGGTTATCTGCTCCTTACGGAACAGTGGTCGTACTGGTACTTGTCGAACTTGTCGAGCTAGAAGTACTTGAAGTTGATTCAGATGTACTTGAAGTCGAGACAGAAGTTGACGAGGTAGAAGTAGACGGGGTCGCTGTCGTAGACGTTGACGTTGAAGTGCTTGAAGTCGAGGTAGATGTGTGATAAATCGGATTATCATTCAAATCTCCAATGGACCAGGCATCATAGTCATAGTAGAACGTATATGTATACGTTCCGTCTGGCGTAGTCGTTGGGGTTACTAGGTTCTTCTCAATGTGCTTTTCGTCAGCATCAGTGATAGTCGGAGCGGTTGCTACAAGTGACCTTGTGGTAACGCTTCCAACGCTAGTATCAATGACTTCTCGGATGGTCGTGTTTGACGGGAACAACCGATGGTTCATTCCAAGAATATTTTGAGTTCCTACTGCAACAGTACAAGTACCCTTCATCGGCGAAACTACAATAGAATCTACCGTCTTGAAGGCCTTACCACCGTTGGTCGCACCAGCCGTGCCGTCAACGATATCGAAGGTTTCGGTTATTGTTGCACCTTCTATGTTAGTACCAGTTATGATGACAGAGCCATCTCCGATACCAGCAGCAGTTGCCATCGTAATACTCAACGCTCTCGGCACATCTGGATTCGTAATACTGCTTATGATAGTAGTAGTAGTGGTTCCACATGTAGTAGCGGCTAAAACAGCGGTTGCTGAAGCAGCGGCTACTTGCTTATAAGTGTGAGTATATCCGAAGGTGAACTTACAGATATTCTTGTCCCAGGGACTTCCAAACGCATGCCGTTGCCAGCTGTGTGTTTTTTCTAAGTATCCCATTTTACTCCTTGGGGAGAGGCCCTCAGCGAGTGAGGGCTACCCATTAATTATTAAGAGTTGTCACCCTTAGAGCCGAAGATTCCACGCCAGTTAGAGAATCCATTAGACCAACGAGCGGTCAATTTGTATTCAATATTAGCGGTGTCGAAATCAACATTTCTTTCAAGTGAACCCTTTTTTCGCCAGAACCAGTTAAGTGGATTCTGTTTGCTGTCAACTACAAACCAAGCGGTATCAGAACCACCAGCAGCAGCTCCTATGAAATCCCAAACAACAAGTTGCAATCGACCCTGGTAAGGGTTGATGTCGTTGTTGGCAGTTCCAGGACGAGCAGAGGTATCAAGAAGGATTCTTGCCTCTTTCTCAAGTGTAGGCGGAACAATTAGCTTGTCAGGTTGAACGAGCATTAATTCACCACGGTCATCTTTGATAGAACGCATCGAGTTCAAAACATACTCTAGGGCATCCTCAGCGAGGTCCATAGTAGTAGAGTTGCCTTGAGCGGTTCCACCGTCAGAACGTGGGTGGTCGGTTGCGAATAGAGCTTTGCCGTCTCCACCAGTGTGGAATTGGGCTTTTCCGCCGCCGCCAGCTGTCCAACCATTATTTAGAACATCAGCAGCTGATTGTTCTACGGTTCGATTTAGGGCGATAGCGAGACCTTTAGCTCTTGCCTCTACCTCACGGTATTGGTCGTCGTCAACCATTTCTTCCGTGATAGTGGTCTTACGACCGAATTTTTTGTGAGTGTAGGTAGTGTCATATCCTTGATAAACGGTATCAACGGATACAGCCGCACCTTCTGTAATTTCAGCCATCTGCATCAGGCCAGAGATTCCAGAATCTTTCTCGATGTTCTTTGAAGAGTTGAATACGTTGAAGACTTCCGTCATCTTGTATGGCAACTCTTTAGTAGCGTCAGAGTAGATTTTGCGAAACGCTGGGTCTAGCAGGTCGGCGAAATTGGCTCGAGATATTACTGACATGTGTCAATTCTCCTATTGCTTTATTTTATATTAGAGACAGGTCTGTCGCTCGGCGATAGTAAATAGACCTACTGAAGTATCAGAGTCTACACCATAACCTTGCGGATTGTACTGAACACACAAAAGTTGTCCAGAAGTCGTAGTACTGGAAGTGTCTACTTGGATGATACCAGTTGTGCTGATAGTATCGAAGTATGTTCCAGGATGAGTTACGGCAAACGTAGTTGTGTCGTTATCATTGTCAGCAAGATAGAGGTCTCCCTCACGAGCGACAATAACATCAACCTTTGAAGTACCAGCAGCATTTCCAACTACGGTTTCGTTAGCTACACCAAAGATACGCTCAGTTGCAGCAGCGAGGTTGATATAACCATCCTCGATATTAACTGGGTCGCCCTTTGTGATGGTTTGAGAGGCTTTTACTTTGTAGCCACCACGAACCATTGGTTGTACACCAGGTGTAGTCATTGAACCGACATACTTTAATCCGTACATTTTTACTCCTTACCCTTTTCATTATCTCCAAAATCTCTTTAGCAATCGTCGTGAGTTTTCATTGTGGGCAATTAATTTTATATTTCAGATTCTTCGACGAGTTTCTTGCCTTCCAGATATTGCTCTGGAGTAAGGCTCATCATCTTGGCGATGCTCTCTTCTTGAGGAGTAAGCGTTCGCTTATTTCCTGAAGTTTTACCAGCTCCGCCAGAGACTCCGCTCATCGTAGATGCTTCTTTTTGTGCCATTTTGGTCATCCCTTCTAGTTCGGCTTCTTCCGTAGAAGTAACCGTCCCTCCAACCATTTTCCAGGCACCTTCCATAACGGATTTGATGTCTGGCTTTTTACCTTTTTTGTCTAATATCCGAAACTGTGCTCCGACTGCTTCCTCGAACTCAAGTCCGAGATTCTGGTCAGTTACAATTTCTGGATGTAGATTTACAAATGCGTCATACACCGCTTTATCGGCTTGTTGCTTGTCTTCCTCGAGTCGTTTAATAGCGGGGACATTTTGCATTTGCTTCGGTAACTCTTCGGCTAATACTTCACGCATAGCCTGGGTTAAAGTTGCTTTAGAGATTCCGTCAGAGAATGGGTCGTCATAACCTTCGTCGTATAACTTCCTAGCCATTTTGTCTTTAAGGTCTGGGTCTGAACCAACAATTTTCGCAAGAACCTGAAGCTCTTGTTCTCGCTCAGTTAGTTCTCCTCTGAGTTTCTGCCCTTCTTGGGATGAATTGAGGTAGGCTGCCTCGAGTTTTGTCAGGTACTCCTCCTTATCCTTGGCCTGAAGTTGAGTGAACTTCGGCTGGAATTCTTTTTCTGTCTCAGTCGTTTCTACTGATGCTTCGGTTTCTTCGGTTTCTTCAATCGGTTTTTCCGATTCAAGTTTTTCCTCTGGTTCCATTCGGTCTCCTTCCGCTCCCGTCTTCTGTTTAGCAGCCGACAGGTTTGCGATTAATTATTAAAAAGACGCAACAACATAAACCAAATTTTGGTTTACCTTGTTACGCCTCTTGTGTAGAGTTACGAAACTTGGTGAAAAATCTCTTCGCAAATCTGGAGGGAATCTCCCTTAAAACTTACTTTAAGGTTTCCAGACTTACGGTTGTCTAATTCGTCAGCATTCTTCTCAATCCAGGAAATGACACGCTGACTGCGGGGAATATAACTACGGACATTGTTGTCCTCGATTACTCTAGCAGATACGATACGCTTTGTCAAGACCGCTCCGTTCATTGACAGATTTTCTTCAGAAATCATTAATTCCCTCGTATGCTTTCTTTACTTCTTCCCTTTGGTTACTTTGGTAAAATTGCGAGTAAAATAATTCAGGTCCTGGCGATTCGCAAAATACTGACCTTTGTAAAACTCTAACTTCTCCATGTTCTCGGCAGTTAGGCCAACCTTTTCGATATTCCTCATATTATTTATTTTTACCTTGCGGTATACTGGCCAATATTCGCTGTTGACAAAATCAGCCAGTATTACCTTTTCTTCGGGGCTAAGTAATTCTTTTTTTATCTGCACTTCCTTCTCCTTTCTAGCTTTGCCATACTTCGTTAAACCATCATATTATTCGGGCCTTCTCCTGCTGTCGGAGCTACATTCGGCATAACGTCCTGACGCTCCATGCCTGGGGCTCCAAGTTGTGAAGCCAGGTCTGGCGGTAGTTCCTGAGTGTCCATTCCAGGGCTCTCCACACCCTCTGGACCTTTATCGCCCAAGTCACCACGCTCTCCAGCTTCTCCCATAATGTGAGCCTCATAAACACTCTGTAGCTCTTCTGGGTACTGTTGATAATCAGCCGTCTTGGTGTGCATGATGTGAATGATGGTGTGAGTTTCATCAGCTCCTGGAGTCGGTGGCAGTGGATAACCACTAGCCATAACTCGGTTCTCCATCTCGGCCTGCATCTGCATATCAACCGTGTCATATTCTTTCTTAACCCACTCACGGGAATCTTCGTCATTAACGGAAATGTATCTTTGGAGGGCTTTGCGAGGTTCAAGATATTTCATGAACATCGGATTAGCGGTGATACGGTCAACCATCTCGGCGACCTTCTGTTGCTTAAGCGGCTTAGAGAGTTCACCAGAACTACCTGCCTCCATCTCGATGTCGTATTCAGCCATATCGTTGAACAATGCTTTTGCTTTGCCCTTAACCTCGAAGAATGAGTAGCCCTCGGTCTGGGCCATTTGGAGATTGCCCTGCTCGTCGAATGAGTAGGTCTTCCCCTCAACTCGAATCTCTTTCGGTTTGCGAGTAACTTTCTCTTCTCCGTTAGCTTCAACGATTCTGGTAATTTTAGGAATGGTGTAGTAGAACCTGATGTTCTCCAGACGTAATCTGCCAAGTCTGATTAAACCGTCCATCTCGTTTAAGGTCTCTTTGGCGTTGATACGCTTCATTGAGGATTCTTTTAGGATGGCCGCTTCGGTGGCGGTGCCACCAGCGTTAACGCCCTGAACTCGGTCATCAATGCCCGTCGCTCTGCGGATGTCCTCAATGAGGATTTCTTCTTCACGATAAGAGGAGGGTTTAACGTCACCGTATTCCATCCACTGAATTACGTCTCTGACAGGACGGCCATTGGTGGAAACTGGCACCCCACCGTGAGGGCGGGTGACTAAATCCAACTCATCTAACTCTACCGTCTCATCGTAGAAGAACATCTTGTTGATGCCCATCTTCTGGTAATCGAGGCGGAGGTTAGAGAGAGTGTTTCTCTCTTCTACTGGGGACTTTATAATCTTGGGAATTCCGAATCCGTAGAAACGATTCGGTCTCTTATAGCAGTAAATCGGAACCAGCGGAATCTCCTTGTGGGGATTGGGGTTTGGTCCGTAGCGAATCGGGATATCGTTAGCGACAACATCGTATCGGTCTAGGGTGCGGTTATAGTAATGCAGCACTTCAACGTCATGAGCGGTAACATCTTCATCAGGGGAGTAAAAGGTGTAATGGCTAGTGTCTCCACCTGCGACTACTTTGTCGATGTTGACATATCCACGGCGACCATCGTACTTCTGTCGGAAAGCATCGATATCAATCACCTCTCGAATAATCGCATCGGCTTTTTTGCTGATATGGTTCCCCTCGGGGCCGACATAAATCATTTCATTGGGGATATACTCAGCGTAAACATCCTCAAAGTCCACCCGCTTGATAAGATTATACTCTTCCTTGAACTCGCCTGGGTTTTCTTCGTCTTTAACCATCTTCATATCGGAGACTACTCTAGAATCTTCCCGATAATACTCAAATAAGAATCCCGTGCCACGAATGAGGGATTCTTTTTTAGCCAAATAGTACTGATAATCGAAGTTTCCGATGTCAAATGAGTAATCCAGGGCATCGTTGATGAACTGAACCTTGGCATTGTCGGAATATTCTCTTGGTTTGACCAGTGGTCGGGGGCGGCGGTCGATTGTCTCCTGGAGTTCGGTCTCAATAATCGAAAAAGCAATCGGTTTGTTGATATTGGTCCGATAATCGTCATCATCTTGAGCTTCTACATAGGCTTCGTACGATTTATCGCCCATATCCCACTCTGTTTCGGCTTCACCACGGGTTTCAGCGTCTTTCATCGCCTTATATCGGTCATAAACCCGCTGTCTAATCTCTTCTTCTTCCTCGGTTGCGGAATAACGGTTAACATCCTTGGATTTTTCTTCTAATTTCTCTAACCGCTCTTCAGTTTCGACCAATTTCTTAGCCTTTTGCGTCGCCATTTAGCCTCCTAATACCTCGTTACCGAACTTCTCGGTTTCGACAGCATCGTTAGTAACTTCTTCCGCTTCCTCGTGTCGTCCTCACTTCGTTCTGCCTTCCTACCCGATGGTGGGTAGCCTATTTCGACGATATCTGACAAGGCATCAATCATGTCGTCGGTCTGTCCTTTTGGAAAATGGACTAACTCGTATTCTAAATCATCGATATTGGCACAATTCTTCAAATGATAGATATGCCCGTATTCATAAAACGGCTGTAATCTTTTAATGCGGTCCTCTTTTGAGGAGGAGCCACGTTTGATTTCCCTGACTGGCAGCCACCAGCCTCGTTCTTTCATCTTGTCGTGCAGAGCGTACTGTAAAGTCTTCTGAAAAGCGACATTCTCCACCCCGATAGCGGCGGGTTTGTGAACTTCGTACAGGTAAAAGATGTTATCCACAATCTCAGAGGGGGTCATTCTGGCTCTCATGATGTCTTTGACGTAAATATTACGCTCGTTATCGTACCCAGCCACCACCATCGCCGTATAGTCGGCGTATTTATCCTGCGAAATGGCAGGGTCCACCGTCAGAAACCAGTTAATCGGCCGACCATCGATGAAATCTTTATCGACTCGTTTCATATCCGAATACTTAAAAACAGCCGTATCATCGTCAATCGGTAAGTTCTGATACTGACAGGAGAAGAAATAAGACCCTTGGGAAATCTTCTGATTTTCAAGGAACTCACGAGTAAGTCTTTCTGGAAAAAGTAACTGCCCACCTGGTAAAATAGCCTGCCTGGCATATACCGAGAAACGCTTTATCTCGTGGTCAATGATGTACTGGTACACGTCGTTATAATCCCAGCGGGTACCAATCACAATCATTATACCATTTGGTTCCAATAATGACAAGAGCCCCTTATAATGCTCAATGACCTGATTAATCGCTTCTTTGGTGGTGACGTTCTTCTCTGAATGCAAGTCATCGCAGATAATCATATCGTAGTGCATCCCGACTTTGGTCGTCCCAATCCCCGCCGCTGAGATATTCGGCTCCTTACGAGACTGATTCCTAGCAGCGATGTTTAATTCCGAATCAGTCCATTTCTCCGAGTTCTTCTTATCATCTGGATAACAGCCATACTTGTAATAAAAAATCTCCCGATAAGTTTTATTGGTCTCCAGATGTCCTTTCATCTCCGAGATAAACGCCCTGCTTTTATCAAACACCTCCGAATCAACCAGTATCCTCATATTCGGGTCCCGTAACATCTGTTGTAAGGTAAACCCAATCGTCACCACCGTTGTCTTAAACGACCCACGAGGCATCAGAATCAACCGAAACTTCTTCTGCATCTCGTTAATATCATAATGACGGTCAAAGATTTTAACATCCCGAGCCAAATCCCCAGAACCAGTAAAGTCCACCGCATGTTTCTCCAGATACTCCACCCGTGGCATCGGGTCACAAACCAGAGATTCTACAAACGCACACAACCCGCCGTGGGTGTGTTCCTCCATCAGCCCATTACCCAAAATATATTTATCAAAGTCGTACAAAGAATTAACGGCCTTGTCGTAAAGAGCGGACATTTTCATGTCACCAGATGAGGCCAGTAGTTCGTCTATCTTTGTTTCGTCCATTTCTTGGATTATAACAAAATAATCAACAAATGTCAATTTTAAGTTCAAAAAGACTAACACTCGATGAGTACTCGCTGAGCCCTCGACGACCACTCGTCTTGAATTAAGTAATTAAGTAAGTTAATTAAATAAAGAAGTATATAGGGCATTCTCTATTTTTCTCTGAAAATTTTTTAAGGCCAGATAAAATCTGGTTCTAGTAAAAGCATAAGGGTAGTTATGAGAAAAATCGCTAATTTTTTTTCTAAAAAAATCGCTGGAATTTTGTGGGTAGAGTCCCCCCACACATATGATTCGGGTACTTCTTATTGGGGTGGGTGGGGGTCGTCTTTTAATTCAATATGTCCCTGGTCTATAC